CTTTATTAGGAAAAAATATGCCAGTTATTTTATTAAATAATCAATTGGAATATGAATTAAAAGTTATGAATTGTTATGAAGAAGTTCAATCGCGAAATAGCCCAATACTATATATTACAAATAATCGAAATATTCAAAAAGAAAATACTATTTATGTGCAGCATAATAAATCATTTTCTTCTTTATTAAGTATAATACCATTACAATTACTTGCTTATCATTTATCCATTCAAAGAGATAATAATCCGGATAAACCTAAAAATTTAGCAAAAGTTGTCACGGTAGAATAGAAAATTTATTTGTTTATTTTTTAGAAATGATATCCATATTAAGAATATAATATGAATACAAATATAAACACAAATATAAACACAAATAGAGATGAAAATAGAGATGAAAATAAAAAGAATAATTTAGTAATTACAATTATGGCTGCTGGCGAAGGAAAACGTATGAAATCTGAACTACCCAAAGTACTACATCCATGTGGAGATATACCAATGGTAGTACGTATTATAAAAGAATCTTTATTATTAAGTTCAAAAATAATAGTAATTACTGGTAAATTTGATCAAGAAATCAAGGAATCTATCCAATCTTATTTAACATCCGAAGAATGGATATTGCTTCATTTTGTACAGCAATTGAATCCTTGTGGTACTGGAGATGCCATTAAAGTATCATTAGATTGTTATCATGATGAGGAAACAGTTATCATACTTAATGGTGATATGCCATTAATTAATAGTACTATCATAGATAATTTTCATCAACAAACTAAGGAAAATAATGCACTCATTATTTCAAAATTAGAAAATCCATTTGGCTATGGACGTATTATTGTAAATGAAAAGAAAGAAATAATAAAAATTGTTGAAGAAAAAGATTGTGATAAAAGTGAAAAACAGATATCATTAGTAAATACAGGATTATATAAATTTGATGCATGTATATTAAAAGAATTTATACCTCAAATAAAAAACAATAATAAGCAAAAAGAATATTATTTAACTGATATGGTAGAATTATTAAATAAAAATAATGTGAAAGTAGGAAGTTTTCTTATTGATGAACAATATAAAAAATATATCAAAGGTGTAAATACTCCTGAAGAATTAAAAGAAGCCGAATTACTACTATCATAAAAAAATTATAGAATTTGTAAAAATATTAAAAATAATTTATATTTTTAAAATAATGGATGGATTCTGATTTTGAATGGAAGTTATATTTATTATTAAATCCTGATCTTCAGAAACATAAAATTAGTTGTAAAAAAAAGGCAGAAATACATTATTTAGAACATGGAAAAGAAGAAAAAAGAAATTATAAAATAAAGGATTTTTCATCTTTAACAGAAAATATAGAATTAGATAAATATTTATATTTTACTATTCAAAAACATAGATTTACGGAATTATTGACATGTGATGAATCATTAGCTCACTATTATTTATATGGAAAAAATGAGAAGTTAATTATAAAAACATATCAAGACATATATGAATTATATAAAACATTTAATTGGATTGGATATTTATATAATAATCAAGACTTGTTAAAACAAAATATAATAAATAAACAAGATTGTTTTTTTCATTATATATTTTATGGAATTAAAGAAAAACGATCTATTTTTAAAAATATAAAAGATTACTTTGATTGGAAATTATATATACATTCTAACCAAGATTTATTTATCATTTCAAATTATAAAAAAGCATTAGAACATTATATTCAATATGGAATAGATGAAGAAAGATTTTTTTATAAAAATTTATCTAAAAAAGATTTTGACTCAATAGATATTTCATTTGAAAACATTTTTTCACATTTTGATTTAGAATATTATATTCAACTACATCACTTACAAAAAGTTAATGTATTAAATAATTTTATTATGCATCATTGGTTATCAAAAAAAAAAGTTATCAATGCTTTATATTTTAAAAATAAACTAAGTGATGATTATTTACAACAAAAATCAAGTAAAAATATAAATCAAAAACAAGAAAAAGTAAATATTGAAAATAATAATAATGAAAATAATAATAATGAAAATAATAATAATGAAAATAATAATAATGAAAAGAATAATAATGAAAAGAATAATGATAATGTATATATTACATTTATAATACCATCCTTAGCACGTTCTTCATTAGAAACTACGCTTATTTCATTACAAAATTTAGAAAGTAAAGATTGGAATGCGATTGTTTTATTTGACGGTGTTAAAAATAATTCAGAAATTCAAGATGAAAGAATTCAATATATTGAATTGGAAAAAAAAGTCGGTTTATTAAATATAAAAAAAAAACATCATAATTATGCAGGATATGTAAGAAATATTGGTTTTCAACATCTTAAAAACACAAAATGGGTAGGTTTTGTAGATGATGATGATGTAATACATCCTTTATATATTCAATATTTAAAAATTGAAGAAAAAAATGAACCATTGATTGATATTTGTTTATTTCGTTTTTGTGATAAAAAAATGCACATTGTTCCCTTAAAACAAGATAAATATATTCAAAAAAATCATTGTGGAATTAGCTTTGCGTTTAAAAAACATGTTTGTCAACAAATACAATTTGATAATAATATATTGGAAGATTACTATTTTTTGAAAAAAGCAGAATATGAAGGGTATACCATTGTTCTAAGCAATAAAATATGTTATTTTATTAATTTAAAAAAAAATTTAATAAAAAGTATGAATAAGCGCATTAAAAAAATAAATTATTATAATGATAAATCAATGAAACTTTCAGAAGAATGTTTTACAAAAACTAAAAAAGAACTAACAAAAGAAAAAGAGATTCAAGATTTTATAAAAAATATTGAAAAATCAATACAAAAACCAGTATTACATAAAGTAGATGATAAAATAATACAAAATTTGGAAAAAGAAATTTCTTATTATTCCAATATTAAACATTTATTACATATTCACAGAAATTATATTAATTTATAAATAAATGACCATTTGTACACCATTTTTTTGAAATTTATTTTTTTCATAAAAGGGAATTAATTCTTTTTGACAATCTAGTAAAATTTTATAGCAATTTTTATTTTTACAACTTTGGACTAAATATTCAATTAATAGTTTCCCAAGACCATGTTTGCGAAATTGATTATCAACAATAATATCTTCAATATGTGCATAAAGAGAAATATTATGAATTAATTTTGTTTCATATAAAATAGTTCCTGAGGCAATGATTTGATTTTGATGAATCATTATCATAATATCTGTTTGTTGTAAAGAAGAAAGAAATGTGTCGAATTGTTCTTTTGTATAATAAGTAGGGCGAAATTGTTGAATTAAATTTAAATAAGATACATAATCATTCTTCGTTAACTTTCGAAAATGATAAGAATTCATTCTTTATAAATAATATATATGTATAAAGATATTTAATTTTTTAATTTTTATCTTATTTATTTTTATCTTGCTATTATATCTTGCTATTATATCTTGCTATTATAGCTTAATTATTTTTTGATACTGTATATAATCTTCTATATTTATACTGCTTCACTTTCAATTTTTAATTCATCAGAAGTATTAGTGTCAATAAAATCTGTTTTTGTAGAATTATTTTGCTTAGGACGTGATTCAGAACTATTATATTGTTTAGAATAATTTGGTTTCTTAAATTTTAAGCGAGATTCATTATAATTAATGTAATTATCAACATATTCACTTTTTACTACTTTAATTAATTTATTCCATTGGTCAGCATACATTACAATTGGTTGCTTGGAAATTCCATAAAGAGCAAGAGCACCACTACCTGTCACTTTACAATAAGGACGTGTGGGTCTTGACTCTTTTAATTGAATTTTATTCATAGCGTCATTCAGAGTTATTTCCTCTGATTTTAAAGCAGTTAAAATTCCAGTAAGCTCTTTATACGCAGAAACAGCTTGTTTTCTATCTTTAGTTTCAGACATGATTAATAAAGGTATACATATATATAAATGTTCTTCTTTAAATCCATTCATAAAAATAAAAAATACAAGAAGTAAGTTTTTAATTAAAATATATTTTTAATTAAAATTTTTTCATTTATATATAGTATAAGATGTATTTAAAATATATCGATGTGACTATCATTATCACCTTAATTATTTTATTTTTTATTTATTTATTTTATCAACTTTTCTTTCAAACAAATAAACTAGTGGGATATCGTGTAATTCAAACAAAACATCAAAAATCATATCCAATTAAAAGACCAGGGGGGAAAACATGTAATCAATTATGCAGAGAAAAAACATGTTGCGAATATGAATCGAAAAAAACACATTATCATAAATGTAAAGAATGTCAAAGGAAATTAATGTGTTACGATGAATTTGAAGATAAATGTAAATTTTGTATCAATAATTTTAGTTGTGATAGATTTAGTTGTAATGGAAATGAACCGATTAATCCAAAAGATAATTATTGTATATTATGTTAATTTAATTTAATGTTTTTTTTATAATTCAGGCATAATTTATTTACCTTTTTTATTTTTATTTTATTATTTTATTATTATAATAATAATGATGATTTTATTTTATTTTTTCATATTCTGCATATTGCTTATTTGTATTTATTTTTATAAAATAAAAAAAAATCAGTTAGAAGCATTTGAAACAAAAGTATTATCCCAAAAAAAATTTGATAAGTTTATATTAAAAAATGCTGGTAAAAAAGCATTTAATGTTGGACTAAAAGATGTAAAAATACAAAGAGAAAATTGTTTTCAAAAATGTGATGCTGAAAATTGTATTAAATTATATATGAAAAGAAAAAATTATCATAATTGTGTTAAATGTCAGGAAAAAAAAGGAAAATGTTTTAATAATAATATGTACACTATGGGAAACTGTGATGATTGTGGAAATAATTTGAAAAAATTAAATTGTCAACATAAAGATAATATAGGATGCACAGATCCACATAATATATATAGTTTAGATGGGATAGAACCTTATTTTATTGAGGTTCCTTCTCAAAGTGCTAATTCCCCATTTAATAGCAAATGTGTATTCTGTTGGCAAATGGAATCTTTTCTTTAATTTAACTATACTTAAAATCACATTTAAATATTATAGTATTATAAGTGACAAATGTTAATTACTATTTATCATAATAAATTTCAAAAAGAATTAGAAATCAAAGAAGATGATTCTATGGGGTATTTATTAGAAAAATTTTTACAATGTTGTAATTTACTTATTTATAATATTGAATATTGTATTGTTACTTTAAATAAAAAAAAAGAACATGAAATTCAACAAAAGAATGAAACTGATGAAGAAAATCATCAAACATGTTTATGTTCATTCATTCTTGGATCTAATGAACTTCCATTTTCATTAACTGTTCAATCAACAATGGATATGATAAAAGCTTTTTCTATAGAAAGATTTGAATTAATTGATCGTAAAAGAGATGTACATGGCAATGTTATAAAAAATAATACATATTTAGACGAGTACCAAAAATGGTATCAAGAACGTGAAAGCACGAATTATATAGAATATATGAATAATCAATCTCAGTATGTAGAAAATAATAGGAATCAATTTATCAACATTTTTCAAGAATTCAACCAACAATTGCAGGATCAATTACGTAATCAAACTCAGAATCAAGTACCTAATTCAAATTTAGGTAATTTACAAGCAGAAGTTGGTGCATCTGGTACCTCCTTTTTAGAAAACGATCAAGAAAATGGTATGCTAGGACCAATGTTTTTATTTCAAAATATAATGAATAATTATAATCAAAATAATGGTGTTTCCAATGAAGAATTTAGTGATAATGATGAAGATGAAAATAATCAAGATGAAAATAATCAAGATGAAAATAATCAAGATATTGATATTATAGAAGATAATGAAGCTTTAGAAGATAATAATACTGTTAGAAATAATAATAATGATGAAAATAATGATACTACTGAAAATAATGAAATTGAGAATGAAGATGATCATAGAAATTTAAATAATCATTCAGAAGCATCTTCTTCTTTACCTCAAAATAATAGAAATCCATATCAAACTTTTTTACAAAATTTAAATAATAATCCGTCTTATCAAGATTTTTCCAATCAATTATTACAGAATCTATCTCAATCTAATTTTCAAGATTTATATAATCAATCGAATCAACAACATATGCCTCATGTACATTTTTATATGCC